AAGGTCAAACCAGAACCACTCAAACCCGACCCCTATGTTCTAAAAGTAAAGGATACACTTTCAATTCATATTGGGGTAAATCAATTTGCTATTCGCAAACCAACTCTCGCAGTACAAAAAGAATGGAAAAATGGAAACTACTCAGATGGAGAAAAGGCTTTTTTTGCTGACATTGGTATAACAGAGAAATTTATTAAATCCGCAGAAGGGGTGTCTCCTAAGACTGAACTTCAAAGTCGTAAGGAAGCCCTTTTAGAAAAACGTGGAGATTTACTAAGTCGTATTGGAATTAATAAATGTTTTAAAGAACCTAATCTTTTATTCACCTATGAATGTGAAAAGGTACGTGATTTTCTACAAGAACTGTATGAACTGATTCAGATTGACCGTGCAAATCTTTTTAGAAAAACATTTTCTGGAATCGCGCCCGCATTGGTTACACTTCGTAAGAAAAAACTTGGAGATATTATATTTACACGAAAGGATATACTAAGTCTCTTGGAAGGTGTTATTGCTAAATCAAAAAAGCCGAAAGTTTCAAGCATATTTGATATAGAGTTTCTTAAGACAATTAGCAGAGAGAAAGGTCTCAGTGGTCCTCCCCCTGGTGGTCTTGGACCCGTTCTACGTCCTGGAAATCATACACTTCCAACGGAGTTACACGGTCTATCAGCTTTATCTCCTTATAATCCGAGTACTTCTAAAGTTACAAATGGATCTAATAATCCATTTATTCGCTTCTTTGGTAATCCTAAAGCTCGTCCTAGCTCTCCTCCTGACTCTCCCCCTGACTCTCCCCCTGCCTCTCCTTAGTTTCATAAAAGACGAATTCTCGCAGCTTGACGTGCGACAATATCCATTGAAAAAAGCACAAAAAGCCCTGACATTACAAAAAGAAGTATTTCAGCCTCCGTATTCTCACCCCGCCGTGATTCTAAATCATCGAGGCGAGCAAATAGTAAATCAAGTTTCTTAGTTACAGTATCATCGACCGCTACTGCATTCTTAGGCATCTGACCACCAGGTGGAGGAAGTTCATCATAAAAAGCAGTATTTCCACCTGGACGTGTCATGGGCTTCCAAAAATCACTTACAGAAGGGGTGGGCGCAAGTGAACTCGCCTTGGCAACGCCGCCACCTTGCTTGAATGCACTGTTGAAATCAGAATACGACGGATCCTGACCAATTACATTCGTAAAGGGAGGTGTTGCCGTGGGTACAGTTTTGTTTTCAAATCCTTCAGTATACTTTGTACCAAAAAAACTGGGTACCGTACTTGATGAACCAACGAGTTTCTTTCCAATTATTGTCGGAAATGTATTTCGTGCAACTTGACCAGCATTATCCGGTTGGCGTTGACTTGTCAAGTCAACAGGAACATCGTCACTAAATGGTTCAGCATGAGGAGCATCTCCAGGCATGTGTTCCCGGAGTCCCGTCTGTTTATTTAGAGCCGGCACAGGGGCTACACGTTGAACAGCCTGACGATCAGGATCTAAATCAAGAAAAGTCATCGGCGGACCCTTACAGCGTTTTGCCTTTTTCCTTTCCTCTTTGCGAGCAGATTCACTGCCCGTTTGGTCCCTACAGCCTGGGGCGGTAGGTCCTATTTGTGGGAAGGCATCATCGTAGGAACAGTATTCCATCTGACCCACTCTCTGTAGTCAGCAAAGAAAAGTGTTTAGACAATAGGAATGACGAGCGCTCAAGAAGTGATATTTAATTTTATGGACAAATCAAAATCATCTATTGTGTTGCTCTTATATATCGCAACAGTCCTTATTATTGTCTTTAAAGATACTATTCCTCAGCATATTCATACTCAAGCAGATTCATTTTTAGGGCGGTGTTTTGGATTACTTCTTGTAGTGTTTATTACTCATGAATATGGATTTATTTTAGGTTTACTTACAGCAATATCAGTAACTCTATTAATTGGTTCTCGTATGTCAGCAGTTCTGGAAGGGTTTGGGAGTGGAGGCGAGACATCTAAAATTAATATACCGAAAACAAAGCGGTGGTTCGTTGAAAGAGCTCTTAAACAAAATCCTACAGCTGTTGAGGAAGAGCGTGTAATCACTGAAGCGGTACAAGCAGATGATACTCGAGGCGGATATAGTTCAGGCGGCGGTGTTCAGAATTCAAGTGTTTCTAGATAATCGGTGATACAAGTAGATGGAGGCATGGGAAGAAAGCCTAGGTGTTACATCCACAGTAATTGATAAAACAGCAAGACTTCTTGTAACATTAGTTTTTTTTATTTGGAATCTTTTTGAAGGGTCGCTCTTTCATACACCATACCCGGTTGAATGGGTGTATTTGTACAAGTTTCCTTATTGGCGACTGTTTCTTGTGATTACTCTTATCGCAGCTTTAGTATGGTGTCCTACGGTTGGAATTATGGCAGCACTAGCACTTTTCTTTTATCTAAATGATCTCTCTCGTCTAACAAAACCTTGGGAGGAGATTGGTCCGAGCCCCAGCCCAAAAACTAAAGAATGATTAGATGAGTGTAGCAAATGCGGCACCTGTAGCCATAGCAGCAGCGGCTGTAGAAATTGCAAATCCAATTGATGTTATAGCAAATAGTCTGAATACAAATCCGTATTTTATTGGAACAATGATGTTAATGTTGAATTTGGGTGGTCGTTTTCTTGGAATGGAGATTTCTAAAGGACAAGAAAAGTTTTTTCAACAAGTCTGGGTTCGCCGTATTTTAATTTTCACTGTTATTTTTGTAGCGACACGTAATGTACTTGTGGCACTTTTTATGAGTATTATTGTCCTTGTTTTACTCTCCTTTTTATTTAATGAAAATAGTTCACTTTTTTTGGGCGGAACTGAAATTAAAGAACAATATACAAATCCTACGATTGGTGGATTAACTGTAGAAGAGACTGAGATTCTACGAAGACTATCCGAAAAACAGTCTCGCATGTCAGCAGCTGCCGTACCTGCGACCGAGGGCAATCAGGAGAAACCGGCGAAACTTGAAGAAGTCTATGGACAAAATATGACACTTCTTCAAACTATAGTATAATTTTTCATTTATACATTTTAAAAATGCTATAATGAAAATTAAACATTGATACTCACTTCATTTCCGATAATTGGCGTATTGCGCTTCTTGCGACGACCTCCAGAAGTGCGTACCGATTCAACCTGGCTTCTCATATCTTCCGAGTGAACACTCTGCATCTCCGCCGCAACCGCAACAGGTCCTAAGGGTCCCATATTGCCCATCAAATTCGGTACACCATCCATATTCTCAGCTCTACGAACCTCCGCAAACGTATTCATAATATCGTCAACTCCACTCGGTCCACGCATCTCTCTACGCGCAGTACGCGGCGGCTCAACTGACGCAACGGGCTGCGGCATATTCGGTACACGGCTGGAGTTATTGAAAGGTCCAGCCTGAGGCATAGGCTGTTGCTGCATTTGCTGCTGCATTTGCTGTGTCATAGGAACCTGCGGAACTCCACCAAACTGTTGAGGAGCCGACTGCGGAACACCCTGTTGAACGCCCATTGCCATCCCCATAAAATTTCCAAATCCAGGACCCGCCTGTGCCGCAGCCGCTGCCGCCATCTGCTTCGCAAGTTCAGGATTCTTCTTCAGAATATCATCCATACTCGGCATCTTCTGGCGGAAGAAAGAGTTGCTCATGTGGCACATGAAACCACTTCCCGCAAGTGCCATGACAAATCGTACCTCGGGCGCAACCTTTCCACGATCCTTATATTTATCATAGAGTTCCTCAAAGATTTCATCAAAATCCTCCACATTTTCGTGAACAGATTCAGACCAACCTTCAAGCTTCAGATCAAAGGGGTCGAATTTGTTATTCATCCACTCCATTCCCGTTACAAGACCCATCATCATCTGACGCTGAAAACGGAGACTTCCCTCTAGATTCCTCGCATCTACAAGACGAAGATACTCCTGCTTGATTTCATCTAGACTGTTATCCATCGTAAAATGCCGAGTAACCGGAAATCCCTTTGACTCCAGGCGCTGGAGTTTATTAATGAGTTCCGCCTTCTCCTTTTTTTCCGCTTCAGGATCGCGACTGGAAGGAAGCGAGAAAACAGGTCCAGATGCCGTTTGCGAGTTTGAAAAGAGATTTGCTCCTACATCACCTCCCTGCTCCTTACGGATTTCAATGGGCGGTCCACCACTAAAATCAGACCCCAGATTCATAGGTTCAAGCGGAGCAATATCTACTTCCTGTAAACCACCACTCATGCCACCACTCATGCCACCCTGTGAAAAACTAATTGAAGGCGGCGGCTCAGGACGATTCATTGATACATTGATTGTTTGACCGGAGTTGACTTTACTTTGGTTGGCTAACATACTTAACCCAAGATCGTCGCCCATATCGTTCAGATTAATTACATTACCGATCTCGTCGCTTAACCCTAAATCGGGGGGTGCCTCCATGCGCCGAGAGACTACTTCCATTTCATGAATGGTTGCCATTCCTTCTTTTGAAAATCAAAGGACTTTTTAAGCGGGCTTTACCGCAGAAGGGGTCGCATCAAGACACATACAAAAAGCATCGGCAAGATCAGAACGCTTCTTATTTCCTTTAAAAAAAGACAACCACTCTGCGCCTCGGACAAGTGTTTGTTTAAGAAGTGCTGCCTCTGCGCGTTCCTCAGAACCCTTTTTACGGTCTGCATAGCCTTCTGTTCCTGTCGCCTTTCCTTTCACTTTCATTCCAGCATGAACTAATTTAAAAGGAATCATAGGATGACCCGCATTTAGATAAGCATCCCGTAACGTAGCATAGAGAAGCATCTGAACGGTTTTCATTACAGGATTCTTCAATACAGGCTGATTCTCTAGGCGAACTTCACCAAGTAGACCAAAAAAGGGTACTAGCTCTTTTGTAACAAACCTGCGCATCGCATCATGGATTTGGGCTACATCAATTGCGGCAGCATGCGGAACCTTCACTTTTACAACAGGCAACGACGCAAATACTTGTACTGCGGTAATCATTGCCTCCTTCGTCTTCGGCATGGGCTTCACACCTTTTTCAACAAGAAGAGCACGAAGCTGCGGCGCAGAAGGCATCTTTGTAAGAACTACACCACTTGCGTCCTTAATAAGAGGAGCGGAGGCAGGTACATGGCGTGCACAGGATAGACCCACAGATGAACTAAAACGAGCTTTTGCAGCACATGAACTACAACTAGGAGCCTTGGCTCCTGCTCCTTCAGAGGCTCGTTCCTCAAGTAGATTATAGTTTCCCCATCCATTGATGGTAAGCTGTTCACCTGAAGCAGTGGTAATACACCACGCTAGATTCTTAATTCCAATATCAAAACAGAGTGTACCTTTGTTCATTCTGTTTTAGTATGTATTGATTGCTTAAGCACGTAAAAATGTGCCTTGTAGAT